ATTGGCCTTGGGTACAATTGAAGTCAAGAGAAACTGGTAAAGTTAATTTCGTTCCAGCTTCAACAATCGTTCCAGCTGCTTACGAATACAACGATAAAGTTTCTGCAGAATGGTTCGCTCCAGCAGGTTTAAATAGAGGCTCTCTTTCAACAGTTTTACAACCAGAAAGAAAATTAACTTCTTCGGACAGAGACAGATTATATCAAGGATCAGTTAACCCAATTGCAACCTTCCCAGGCGCAGGCACAGTTATCTACGGTCAAAAAACTTTACAAAAGAAAGCATCTGCTTTGGATAGAGTAAACGTAAGAAGATTATTGATCGCTCTTAAGAGTTACATTGGTCAAATCGGTGAAGGTCTTATATTCGAACCTAATACTCAAGTAACTCGTAATAAATTCATTAACCAAGTTAATCCTTATTTAGAGTCAGTTCAACAAAGACAAGGTTTGTATGCATTCCAAGTCGTAATGGACGAAACTAATAACACTCCTGATGTGGTTGATAGAAACCAATTGGTTGGTACTATCTACTTACAACCAACTAAGACTGCGGAGTTTATCCAATTAGATTTCAACATTTTACCAACTGGAACAACATTTGGCCAATAATATCAAACAAAACAGAAAATGAACGATAATACAATCATTAGAATTAAAGTACCAGCGCATTTATACGAGAGTGTAAAGGCTAAGTTAATAATCAAAGAAGAAGCTGAAACTCCTGTAAAAGAGGACAACCGAAGAGGAATGGATGCAGAAACAATTGAGGCTGTTAACAGAGCGCTTAAAATGATAATGCAAGAAATAAACGTAGAAAAGGATCCTCAACAAAGAGAATTGCTTAAAAAATCTGCAGTAGGCCTTGGTCAAATTTCTCAATGGTTACAAACAAAATACGCTAGAAAAGGCGCACAGGCTATGAACGAAGCTAAGAAAGTAGACCCTAAAAAAGTTGCTGAAGACAAGAAAAAAGCTGACGAAAAGAAAAAGAAAGAAGCTGAAGCTAAGAAGGTTGCCGACAAAAAAGCTGCTGATAAGAAAAAAGCAGACGAAAAGAAAAAATAAGTAAAGTAATATTTATACTAAATACAACCAAAAATGCCAGTATTAGACCCAAATGAGATTATGTTTACGTCGTTCGAACCTACAGTTTCTAACAGGTTCGTAATGTACATAGACGGCATTCCTTCATATATGATCAAAAAAGCAGACGCTCCTGGTGTTACTTTAAATGAGATCAAATTAGACCATATCAACGTTTACCGTAAGTTAAAAGGTAAAGCTGAGTGGAGAGATATGAGTTTGTCATTATACAACCCAATTTCTCCATCAGGCCAACAAGCTGTAATGGAGTGGGTAAGATTACATCATGAGTCTGTAACAGGACGTGATGGTTACTCTGACTTTTATAAGAAAGACTTGAACTTATCTATCATCGGACCAGTTGGAGACATTGTTTCCGAGTGGATTATCAAAGGAGCTTTCATTAAAGAAGCAACTTTTGGAAACTACGATTGGTCGACCACGGATCCTACAGAGTTAACAATCTCAGTTGGAATGGACTACTGTATCTTGAACTACTAGTCTCAGATTAGCGAATATAAAAGAAAGGCCGCCTCACCGCGGTCTTTTTTTGTTCCCGGAAACTTGAATGATTTATATTTATTTTTAAACAAGTTACCAATATGTCAGAACAAAAGTTTACGGTTCCTACCGAAATGATAGACCTACCTTCAAAAGGTCTACTTTACCCAAAAGAAAATTCCTTATCCGCAGGCGTCATTGAAATGAAATACATGACCGCTAAAGAAGAGGATATACTAACCAACGTGAATCTATTACGTCAGGGCTTAGCTATCGAAAAGATGCTTAAATCAGTTATTAAAAGCGATATAAAGTACGAGGATCTGATCCTGGGCGATAGGAATGCGCTATTGGTATCAGCTAGGATATTAGCTTATGGTAAAGATTACAATTTAAAGTATCTCAACCCTAACACAGGAGAAGAAGAAACAATCGTGGTAGACTTACAGAAGTTGGGATATAAGAAAGTGGATTTATCCATATTCAAGAACAACAACGAAGCTTCTTACGAACTACCATTTACAAAGAACGAAGTCACTTTTAAGATTCTTACAATCGAAGACGATAAGCGAATCGACGAAGAAGCTAAGGGAATTAAAAAATCATTGGGCCAAGACGCTGGAATTAGTTTAAAATTAAAGCACCAGCTTACTTCTGTCAACGGAGACAGATCAACCAAAACAATCAGAGACTTTATTGATTCAGGAGCGTTATTGTCAAGGGACTCAAATCCGTTAAGACAATACATAACTTCGGTTACCCCAGACATTGAAATGAAAACGACTGTCACTTTATCAGACGGTACTGAAATGGAAATCGACGTACCGATGACCGCGGAGTTCTTTTTTCCCGGGAGCGGAATATAGACATACGTTTATGACCGAAGTCTTTGAGCTTACCTATCACGGTGGCGGAGGCTTTACCTATTCCGAGGTATGGAACATGGACGTAAATAAAAGAAGATTCAATCTTAAGAAGATCAATGAGTACCTAGAAAGAGTAGAAGAGGTTAGAAACGATCAACAAAAGAAAATCACAGAAAAGACAGATCCCAAAAAGATTAATGTCCCAGAGTTCGCCAAATCAAAAGGCGAGGAGCAGAAGTTTGTCTCCAAAGTAAAATCTAAGTCTTAATATTTATATATAACCAACGCGCGTTAAATGGCAGAAGAAATAGATATTAGTAAAGCTCTAGAAGAATCCCTTAGGGAATCCAGAAGATTACAGGGTGATCAAAATAAAGAGTTAGATAAGTCGATAAATTTACTATCGAAAATTAACGATTTAAGGGACGAGTCTATTGCGAAAGTGAAAGCATTAAATAAGGAAACTGTTAATGTAAAAGCTATAGAAAAAGACGTTCAAAAAGCAAGAGAGAAACAGATTCTTTCTCAAAAGAAAGAACAGGACTTAGCTAGAACCTTATCTGCTATTGAAATAACGAATGCCAATAGGTATGTAGACAATATTAAAGAAAGAGGTAGATTAGAGAAAGAAACACAAAAGGCTAGATTCCAAGGAAATATAGCTTTACAGACGCAACTTGGTAGTCAACTAAATGCAATAGATGCCGCAATACTATCAGATGAGAATCGTTTAAATATAGATGAAAGAAGATTGGCTTCAATCATAGAAGCAAATAAAGTAGCCGGAGAAACTCAAAAAATATTAGAAGCGGAACTAGCTACAGAAAAAGAAATTAATAGTAGCGTAGGTCTGACTGGAAAGGCTTTTGGTTTATTAGCAAAAAAATTAGGAATCGGCGATAAGTACTATGGCGATATGGTACAAAAAGCAAGAGATTTAAACGAAGAAAATAAAAAATTATCGTTTTTTGATAAAGCTAAGTCATTAGGAAAAGCTGCAGCAGGTGGAATAGGTACTGCTTTATCGGATCCACTAACCTTGATACCAATAATGGCCACTGCAGTAGGTGGACTTGTTAAAGGATTAAAAGCTGCCTTAGACTATATACTAGAAATTCAAGACAAAACGGTTAAGTTCGCAAGAGCGATGAATCTTTCTACTGTAGAAGCTAGAAAGATAAAAATGGAATTTGCTGATTTAAGTATTAGCAGTGGAGATATCTTTATTAATTCCCAAAAAATGGCCGAATCTCAAATGGAGATGGTCGACGCTTTAGGAGTTACAAATAGATTGACCAATGAACAATTGGCAACTAACATCAAGTTAAAGGATATTGCCGGACTTGATTTAGAAACAAGAAAAGGACTTTATGAAGCTTCTAAAGTAACAGGAAAAGAAGAGGATAAAATAACTAAATCTATATTAGCGCAAGTTATTGGTTTAAAAAATGCGACTGGTATAAGTTTTCAATATCAAAAAGTTCTTAAAGAGGCTTCTAATTTAGGAGGCTACTTAGGATTATCTTTCGCCAAATATCCAGAAAAATTAACGAAGTCTTTACTTACAGTTAAAGCAATGGGTCTAGAATTAAAACAACTAGATTCAATGGCCGATTCTTTCTTGGATTACGAATCAAGCATAGCAAGTGAATTCGAAGCTCAAT